GTTCAACTTTTAAATCCTCTGTGATTGAAACTCCTATTTCCTCTGTTGTTGAGGAAGTTACTGGAGTTGCTAATCGTTGGGGTCCTCCTAAGTTTGACTTGCCTGTCCTTCGTGAGGATGGCAGTGTTGATAATCAAAATTGGCGTCCTTGGTATGAGTCATTGAAGTTTTCTAGTAATCCTTCTATTGGCTTTGCTGGATCTGATGTCAATCGTGCTGTTGATGATTATCTTGTTGATCTTAAGGAAAAATTTGATTCTCTGCCTGAGTGGAGGGAGGATGTTCGTCCTCTCAAAACTATTGAGGTTGTCTCTGGAATTGATGGAAAGCGTTTCATTGATTCTATGAAGGGATCTACTTCTATTGGCTATCCTATTGGAGGTCCTAAGTCTAACTTTATGTCTGATTTGGATCCTGAGGATTTTGATGGAATCTCCTGTCCTCGTGAGTTTTCTCCTGAGTGGATGGAAGCCTATGAGGATGCTCTTGAGCTTTGGGCTCAGGGCAAGTGTGTTAATCCTATGTTTGGATCTGCATTGAAGGATGAGCCTACTGATGAGGCTAAGGATAAAGTTCGTGTTTTTCAGGGAGCGCCTTTTGTGCTTCAAATGGGAATTCGTACTTATTTCTTGGGCATTGCTCGTTTCTTGTCTTTTTATCCTCTTGTTTCTGAATGTGCTGTAGGAATTAACTCTGCTGGTCCTGAATGGGAGGAGTTGGCTGATCATATGCGTGTTCATGGTGTTGATCGTATCATTGCTGGTGATTATTCTAAGTATGATCTTCGTATGCCTGCTCAGTTGACTCAAGCTGCCTTTGGCGTCATGATGGAAATTGCTCGTTGGAGTGGTAACTACTCTGAGCGTGATCTTAAAATCATGAATTCAATTGCCTATGAGGTTACTTGTCCTCTCGTTGCCTTCAATGGTGATTTGATGCGTTTTCTTGGAACTAATCCTTCTGGTCAAAATATGACTGTGTACGTTAACTCTATTGTTAACTCTTTGTTGCATCGTCTTGGCTTTTTTAATGCCTATCCTGATCAGGAGTCGTTTGGTCCTGCTGGTGTATCTCTTCGTAAGCAGTTGGGGCGTGATATTCGTTTTAGGGATATTGTTGCTCTTGCTACTTATGGTGATGATGCTAAGGGTTCAGTTCTTCCTGGCTTTGATAAGTTTAATCATATTTCATTTGCTAATTTCTTGGCTGCAAATGATATGAAATTTACTATGCCTGATAAGGAGTCTGATCCTGTTGCTTTCATGACTGATACTCAAGCTGATTTCTTGAAGCGTAAAAATCGTTTTGATGAGGATCTTGGGCATACTGTAGGTATGCTGGATGAAAACTCAATCTTTAAGTCTTTGCATTCTATCTTGAAGTCTAAGGTTGTTACTCCTAAGGAGGTTGCCTCTCAAAATATTGATGGTGCTCTTAGGGAATGGTTCTTTCATGGGCGTGACGTATTTGAAATGCGTCGTGCTCAAATGATTGAGGTTCAGCGTAAAGCTGGGACTTTTGCTACTACTTTGGATCGTGATTTTGATGATCGTGTTTCTGAGTGGAAGGAAAAGTATGAGCCTCAGTCTGGGGATGTTCCTAAGTTGAATACTATTTCATTTAGTGAGGTCTTGGATGATCATTCTAAATGTGAGTATGTTGCATCGTCTTGCGTTGGTTATAATAATTCTCATCCTTCTGGAAGGGTATATGAGTTCCTTTATGTTGGTTGTGGGGTTTTCATCTCTACTCGTGACTCGTTTCTTCCTCTCAAAAAGTTGTCCTTTTGTGGGCGTACTTATGAGTATGAGTCGTTTGTAGCTGATGAGCCTTCTCTTAGTGGAATTGCAAATCTGTATTATGTTATTGATTTGTGTCGTGTTGGA